GCCCTTCAAGAATAGTACCTGGTCTGTCTAATTTATCTAACCGAATAAAGGTCCAATACAAGCTATTTTTACCAATCATTTTTATTTTCACTTTTTTTGTTTGTTATGATTCGTTATGAGTTGTTATGTAATTAAAAAATATGATCATATTTAAATGTTATGATTCGTTATGATTCATAAAAAATAACTTTAAAATGATTAAAAATGGATGGCCATCTTACAAAATATCTATTTTATGAAAAGACAGGGAAAAGTCAAGTTACAATTCCAAGAAAACTTTTAGAAATCGAAAAAGTTTCCTGGGACCATAACGACGACGTTTATATTGTTAAAAAAACAATTGAAGGTCAGGAAGGTCTTTTTTTATTCAAAAAAGACTAATAAACTAACTATTTTTTTTTATCTATTTCTTTTTTTATAATTTCTGAACGGAAAAGCAAGTTTTAAATATTTTGTCGGTCAATTACAATTGTTCTAAAAACAAAAATTCATAAATAAAGGCACAGATCAAAATGAAAAATAAAAAAGGTATTATATGCTTAGGGATCCTTGCATTATTAATTTTAATGATTATCATTATTGCCCCTGGAAATACAACATCTCCAGGTCAAGCTTTAGTATTCTTGATGATGTTAGGTCTATTAGGATTCTTTTTTATTATAATCCTCATAGTATTAATTATAAAATGGATTACTAATTAAGCGAAATTCTTTCTAATTAATCTATTTTTTTTTTATCTATTTCTTTTTTTATAATTTCTTTTATATATGACTCCAGGTTAAAATTTTCTAAATTTTCTGCATCCTGTAAACTTTCAAAAGTTACTAAAATATCAAGTGCGGATCCACACCGAGAACAAAATCTATTAGTATAAGGATTCATAAACGCGCATCTCGGACACTTTTTATTATCAATTGTTTTTAGAGTTTTCTCACTTTTATTTTTAGGCAAGATTCCATGAAGTTCTAATATTTTTGATTCGAGATCTTCCGAGTAAGATAAATGTGCATATTTATCAATCATAGACCTAGTTTTCCATCCAAATTTCAACATGAGCTGTTTTTCATTTAATATTCCATAGTTATTTGTCACAGCAGAATGTCGGAGTAAATGAGGGTACACTCTTTTTGATAAAGGATTGTTCCTTCGCAAATAGCATTGTATCCCTTCAAGAGAGTATCGTACTAAATTTCCATGACGATAATGACAGAATAAGAATTGTTCGGGATTGTCTTTATCAGGGTGTTGGTTAAGCCAATTTATTAAGAAAGGCGCAGATTCAATAAGATAAATAGGTCTTTTCTTGGATTTACTCACAGAGATATGAATTACATAATGAGTTTTTTTATCTACTATATCCTTTAATTTAACATTACGGATTTCATTAATTCTTGGCCCTCCCTCATAGAATATCATGACCATACACCTATAGTCTACACGATTTATATTGTTGAGGTATCTCTCGAATTCTTTTTTAGTTAAGAGATCTTCTTTTCTAACAAATTCATAATCATCCCTTACATTTTTTATGGTCGACGTGTCCATTCCAAGATATTCCAAAAACTTTCTCAAGATATTTTTATAAAAATTTTGCGTTGAAACTTTTACCTCTTTAAATGATTTTGAATTCAAAAATAATAAGACATCATTTATATCGAAATCATTTTTATAATCTAAGAATTTAGCAAAATTTAATAGTTTATAACGATAATTTCTCTTAGTGCTTTCTTTTAGGGCCGTTTGAGTTAATAAGTAATGGTCTATTTTCTCTTTCATGTTTTTATTTGAACTTAATGTATTTAAACTTCGATAATAACGGACATTATATGGTTATATGAGGCTTTCACGAAATAATGTTCGTGTTATTTTGAATTAAAAATTAATAAGAAAAAGACAAATAAAAACCTATTTTTTTAATCCAGGCCCTTTTCTTTTTGAATCTCATTTAATAATCGTTGTCTTAAACGACTATTTCCAGAATATAGATTCAGGTTTAATTCAATATCATCCAAGGTTTTGCTAACATCTTTAATACATTTCTTAATTTTTCGCTCAGTCGGAAATATTACAACTTCATTAGTATCATAGATTTCTTTTACGTTCATAACAGCGTCAGAAACCTGGCCTTTCCTAACATAGCCGTCTGGAGTTGTTAGCTTTACCAATAAAGTATCTTTACTTTTGATGTATTTTGTAAATACGTTATAATTTGCTAAAGTCCTAAGTTGTAAACTAACCATAGTATAATACTGACATGTCAGAATTAAATCAATATTCCTTTTTCTTGAAAGGTTAACAACAACCTGAGTAAATTGTTTTAGATTCTGCAATGCATAAAAGTCATCTGCAATAATCAAACAATTTCTTAAATCCGAAAAAGGTAAAAATAAAAAAGGAGTATAAAAAAAGTTCTTTAATTTAAGATTATAATTCGCATAAATCTTATTCTTAGGATGCCTTTTTGAATAGTCACATGCGTAATTTGTCGCAAACAGCGTTTTGCCTGAACCCATTACTCCGATTACGTTTAATAACATTAATATTTTCCGCCATTTCTATTTCTCATAAGAAAGAAGCTTTTTAAGGATTTGCGTTCATGTGTATAGCCCGCAATATATTTTAGCGCGGTCAAGCCTTCCCTAGCATGTTTTCTCTTAAGATGTTTTGTGTTTAACACTCGAAATTTCAATAATTCTTTCAGAATAGGATCTGTTTGACATACAGATATAGCCATCAAATCAGTGCGGCTAAATTCCGTAATTCCTTCAATTAATTTCACTATATTTCTCATCGAAGCCGACAAGGCTTTATCGAGGCTATTCGGTTTTTCCGCTGACTCTAAGAATCCCATTGATCTGCTCATTATGTCCACCAGGAGGAGATCAGATATGTAGTTAAGCAACACACAATCATAAGGAGTATTATCATAAACATTTGAATTGGAGTTAATGTATGCTGTCGGAATATACGATTTACATAAAGAGAATGAATCTTTGCGTCAATCTCATCGGAACTCAGCCCTTTTGGAATAATAAGATTCCTATTTTTATCCCAAATATTAACTTTGGATAAATCTAAGGTCAATGAGAAAGGGATCCCTCTAACAACCACAAAAACGGGCATTCCATCCCAAAATAACGCAGGTTCCCCTAAGTGGAATACTTCGTTCTTATCTCGTATCCTAAGCGTCGGAGCAATATAAGGAATGTTCCTAACTTCAAAATTCGGGTTATTATTAGCATTCCAAAAATAGAAAAGTTTCCCTTGCATCCCCGCGAAACTCTGGATATTGCGTTTAACCTCATCACTTAACGTTTTAATATTTTGTTTTGTTTGACTAACCATTTTTTTACACTTAATTTTATTTTATTTCAATAAAAGAAATTTAATTAGATTTTATAACTCGGGCATCATATCCCATATTTTCTTTCCCGCTCCAACGATTAGGTTGACGGGAATCATATAAGCGTCAAAACTATACTTTAGCTGGTCGCAGCGATTAACAAAGCCTCTCGCTTTCGTGTATCCGTATTTGACGAAACATAATAAACATAATAGCAGATAATAGAAAACGTACATTAACATCGCGTCAATATGCTTAATGAAAATTAGAATCATCTCAATAAAGAAATTGGTCATTTGCCATAACATCTTATAAACCGCGTTATAAATCTCGTTAAGGTCTGCTGTTCCGAATGTAGCTAACCAAATTATAACCGCGATTACACCTGCCCAAAACATTATAAAGTAATCCAGTAAAATTGGAAGTAAATAAGTGCGACACCAATCGATAAAAGGGACGAGTAAATTCTCATAAACCCATACTAAGCCTTCCCAAATATAATATAATATCAAGAATAATGCCAGGTAAAAATACCATAGAACCCAGATTAAAGCAATAAAACAGTAAAAAACAACTATATTCCATAATAAAACAATGATATTCACTCCTAAATACATCAGAATATAACTAAGCGACGCTGTAACTAGGAAAAAGATATATTGAAAGAATAATAGAATTAGATTTATAATATCAGCGACGGCATTTCTAATAAAATTAAAACTAACTTTTATATCACCTATTTTAAAATGCCAAGAACCCAAATCCGAGCGTTTTATTGTCTTAGTTCTGTAATAGTACTTAGCTTCGTATTTCTCCGCGTATACAGTCCTAAAGTCTACGCTCCAATTCTCAACAGTTATAACAGTAATTCCATAATCTGAAAGTTTATATGTTTCATAAGTCCAATAAGTTCCCGAGGGTTGTCTTGGCTCAGAACCAGTTCCAGAACCCGCCACACCAGAAGGAGCATAACTTAGAGTTATCTTTTCGTCGAAGTACGGAATAATAAAATACCTATTATAATTTATATCTGTAGAACCTCTTAGAACTCTTAATCCCGAAAGACAATTTGTAGAATAATTACCGAAAATCCCTGTATTGTTAAGTCTATTAAAATTCATAGAATCATAACTGAAAAAAGCTCTGAAATAATTACCATCATTATTTCCATTTCTTAATTGCTCATATAATTCAAATGTGTAATTATAGTTGATAATAACTTTATAATAAATATTAACTATGTCTATGTCTAAGGTATTCAATCCATACCGTATATGTGCTTGAATCTCTACTTCTTGAATCTCATCCATTCCATTGCTAAAATCAACAAATTGATTTAATTTAGAGTAATCTGATTCGATTACATTGTTTTCTATATAATCATAGGTAAAATTAGTTTTATATAATTGTAAATTTAAGCTTATATTTCCACGATTAACACTTCCAGAAGTTTTTCTGTTAAATTCTATATTAATATTATGGTAACCTAAATCATTTATACTAAAATTTGAGAAAATAGCTTTTAAATTAATTTTGTCAATTGAAATTAATAAATTATTTGTATTTTCAATATAAAACATAAAATCAATTATTCCAGTTGTAGAATAGTAAGTATAATTTAAAACAAAACTATAACTAAATTCTTGAAAAGAAGTTGTTATTTCATTTGAATCAATTAAATCATAATTATTAGAATCAATATTTTTTAAATATAATTCTAAATCAGAAGTATTATTTGTTTTAAATGTATATTCTAATTCTAATGATTCTAAATTATCAAAACTATTTCCTAATCTATTTAATTGTAAATTTGAAGTAATATTTAAACTATAACTCGAATCATATCTATTTCTATTCTCATAATATCCAACCGACCAACTGTAATCAATAGCATCTAAATAACTTATATAATTTGCTTCAGTAGTTCCACTTCTAAACTCAACTTTATTACTCTGACTTCTTGTATTCATAAAAGTCATTTCACTTCCATAATAAGTTCCATCAATAGCTATTTTAAATTTATATTGATTAAGTCCTTTATAAGAGCTAGAAGAACATTCAAAATCTATAAGTATATGATACCATGTATTATCATTAGCCGAAAGTCCTAAATCGCTCCATCCACCATTATCATATTTTCTAAATTTATTACCATCAATCATAACACCACATAAGGCAGTAGTTCCATCTTTTACATATAATTGAAATGAATCATCAGCGTCATTATCTAAAATCCAAAATTCAATAGTTCCATAATTTTGATTTGAATAAATCTGGTCAGCTATTAAATCATTAGTATTTATATCATTAAATTCTAATACTTTATTATGAGAATCAAAATCAGAAATAACATTAATAGTTCCACCGCCTTCATCAACATTCCAACCCGAAGGATTAGAACCATTAGAATCTAATTCAAAAGAATATTCTGCGGGAAAATTTCCTGCTATTCCAGAACCATTAGAAATATAATTATAATAATTAAAATCAGATTCTTGTAAAACTTTTTCAATAATAGTTATATCAAATATTAACCATGCATTAGTAATAATATAATAACTTCCGTCGGAAGAATCCCCCGCAATATCAGAAGGAGCGGTAATTTTAAGAGAAATATATTCTAATGTTTCCCCGTATATATTTAAATCTGAAAATACTTGCGTTGATGTGGATAATACATTTAAAGTAGTTGGTAATACTATATTTTCAGAAGTATAATTATTACTTAAAACTTGAACTTTTACATCGTCTGAAATATATCCATCTTGGTCCCGTCTTTTACCATGAACATTAACAGTAATAGAATTAACAATATAACTCATAGGATAATCATTTAAATTATCCATAAAACAATGACATATTAAATTCTCATCTGCTACACCCATAGCCATAATTGTTCCAGCTGGTCTAATAGCTATATGTAATTCTGAAAAAGGTAAAATATACCAACCAGAATATCCAATAGTAGAAAGTCCATTAGATTCAATTTCTGAATTATAATTTACAAAATTTCCATTATTTTCAATTATATCCGTATAATTTTCAATATAATCATTTGTTTCATATTGTCCTAAGTTTTCCACACTTTTAAAAGCGTAATCATTATCTAAATCATTCAAATATACTTGTTGAGTATAATATTTACTTGGATTAGTTGTTAAATATGTAGAATACATTTCATTTCTAAGTTTAGAAGGAAATAAAAAACTTGTTTCAAAATAATTCCGATAATTATTTGAACTTCCCGAACTTTCTAAAAGTATTAAAGCTCTGTCATTTTTAACAGAAATAGATTCACTTGTTAAATAATTCGAGTAATTAGAATCAGCCTTAGCATTAATAGTGTGTTGCTCACTAATTAAGAATGAAAAAATAATAAGTAATGTACAAGCCAAAATTACTATTTTTTTCTTATTTAATTTCCGACTCAACCTTGAATCTCACTCTCTAACATAAATGATAAAAAATAGATTATAAGAAATTGAAAAATGTTATAATAAAAAAATTTAATCCCTTTCTCTGAATTGGATTCATAAACGTGATAACTCAATAGCTTAAAGTTTAAAGGCTTATTAACGTTAAAAGTAAATCTAAAACCCCATAGACCGAAGCCCTGAACAATCATGAATAAGAGAAACACGACTGCCGTATATTTGAAAAAGGATTTAGACATCATTTTATTAAATTGAAATCCACACACATTCAAATACATCCCGAAAATAAGAGCGTTTAACATAGCAAACAATAAACCTTTGTAATATTTCTCTGAATTTATCTCAATTACGATTATTCCCTTGTATATAATCCAAATCCCGAAAACTCCTAACGTAATAAAGAATAAAAGCTTAATCCATGAGTAAATGTTTTGTAAATCTACTATTATATCTCAACCTCGCCTGTCACAGTTCTTTTTAAATCCGACTTAGTTCTGTTAGACTCATCCATAGCGATTCCTAATCGAGCGGAACGCTTATATAAGTATCTCTGAAATATCATACCCGCCCGAAATATTCCATAAGGAAAAATAATGAGACAAAAAAACAAATCGACCATTATTTTTACCATTTTCATAAAGGTTTCTTGTTTCACAGGTGTCACATTTTTTTTTTGAAAACTTTTTAATTATAATAAAATAGTCTGAACATTTTTATAAGTTTTATTGAAGAATTTAACAAAAATTAAAGCTTTTTTAATAATTTTATGAAACTTTTTTTATTAATACCTAAAGAATGTAATTAGAAGGGCTCTATTCATAAATCCTAAAGAGGCCCATAGGAACGCGCGAAACATCATCCTATTAACACTTTTAAAAAAAAGGGTATTTTATTTTTATAACCAAATAAAATTTGTGTGTAAAAATAGTTTAGTTTAAAAAGTTGTAGTTTATAAATTAGATTCAATAATAGACTACATGCCCAAAGATTTTAATACAGGAGTGAAATTAATTCTAATTTTAGTTAATCCTGGTCCTGAGATCGAAAAAATTTTGACCAATGCCAGGATAAATTTTGACCAATTCAAATTGTACCCGGGAGAACATTTGGTCATCTCATACTAATCCGAGTATGATGAGTATTATTTAGGACAAATCAAGAGGTCAAGCCTCTATCTTTTCTTTTTTATTTTTTTACTAAAAAATTTTCAGTTGACCAATGATAACAAAGCTAGCTAGCTAGCTACCAAAAATGAGACCGCTGGTTGCCCATTTCCTTTATTAAAGTAAAGTAAATGTAATGCCATTCCCTTCCGCAAAATAATGATCCATTTTTTTATATAGTTTATCATATCTTTAATATTAGTAGACATATTATTTCTCAAGGCCTAATCTTTTTATTTCACTCTCAGGTAATTCAAAGAGAAAAAGCTTATACCATTTACGATGTTTGATTCTGTCATTCAAAATATCATCTGGAGGGATTCTAAAGTAATATTTATCACCACTTTTTGAAGCTTGAGCAAGAATAGTTAAATCTATTTTCGTTACTTCAATTTTATCTTTCTCAGTCATTAATATTAAGAATACACTTTTGGATTTAATATTGTTTGCTTTATAGGAGTCGATCTCGAATTTCAAAACACATACGATTCCGAATCTGAAATGTATCTTGATCTTTAAATATATTGGATTCTATTATGAGTGTGACGTCGGATTCGATACCGAATTCGATCATAAAAATTTAAATAAAAAAGGTATAAAAAAGGTATAAAAAATGTTGATAACTAAAGGTTTAAACATATCTAAAAGGGCATGTGACGTTCTTGAACTATTCTCGAAAATGATTAAAATGCCTCAACAAAAAATTGTTGATGCTTTGATTCTTAGGCTTCCACAGATGCTTAATGACAGTAAGAAGGATCGTCCTAATCTTCCAGAAGCAAAGCTTCTTAAGTCAATTAGAATTTATCTAACAACTACTTTAAAATGGCCCTCTATTATAGAAACAAAAAGGTTCCTTAAACCAGAAAAAGCGGAAATGTCTGAATATGACAAACTAAGAGCAGAGGGGTTTTATAATCGATGAGTCTTTCAGAAAAACGTAATTTTTACTGGCCATCAAAGTGTGAATATTGCGGAACTCATTTAAAATACAGAAATCAACAGAAAAATTGTCGAACGACTCATACTAATATACAACAGGATCCATCACACCATTTCTTTTGCTCAAAACGTTGTAAAGCAAATTGGTGTATTTCAGTATCACAGGAGGGTAATAAAAATGGTTGAGAAAATCATGAGAAAAGAGGTTTCAGATTGCCTTCTTATGAAATGTGCTAATTGTAATAAACGCGATGGAAAATATTGCAAGGAAATTAACGACTCTCTTAAAGTCTATATGTGTAATGATTTCTCTGACGGTCTTAATGTCTTTAAGCAAGCCGTACTCAAGGAAGTAAAGAATATTCCTAAGTTTTTCGATAGAAATATCGAATCATTCACTATGGACCAATTAAATGAAATGAGAACTAAACTACATCAAATATTACTCAATGGAGGTCATGCATTTTGAATGTTAAAAAAAATGTATGTGCAACTCTTACAATTTTCACAGTGGAAAAAATAGATCTATTAGTTGATTTAGAGAAATTCAAATCAAGAGCGGAATTTGCGAAACAGGCCATACTTGAAAAGCTTAGAAAACACCAGGCAGACATAATAATAGGTCAGAAATTAATCGATGACTATACTAAAGAAGGGGCTGAGGCTGAAAGTGGAGGTTGAGATTGAATGCTACATTTGCGGCAATAAACAAACGTATAAGCCAAGAGGCAATAAAATAGCAAAGAGACCTAAAACACCCTGTAAGAAATGCGGTAAATGGATTTATATCGATAAAGATCAATTGACCAAAAATGACCAAAAAACACCTGATCCTGGACCTTTGATTGACCAAAGAACTGACCAATTAAATGACTATTTTGACGAATATGACCAAAGAACTGACCAAAAAGAAATATGGCCTACGGATCCAAATGACCAAATTGACCAAAAAAATCCTGATCCAGGATCTTTGATTGACCAAAAAACTGACCAAAAAACTGACCAAAAAACTGACCAAAAAACTGACCAATTGACCAAAAATCATAATTTTGAGATCAATGATATTGTTGCTAAATTGATTGACCTTGGAAATAAAAGTATAATAAAAGGGTATAATCAAGTTGCTAAGGTCTTAGATGGAGATGATAAGAATTCTCGGTTTCAGGCCCGTAGAATCTTAGACACACTATATATGGTAAAGGAAATATTGGAAATATAAACGGTGATTTGCGTGAAAATTCAAATTCTAAATCTTATTTTTTTTTAAAAAAAACAATAAAAGGAGTGATTAAAATAACCGAATTAGAAAAGTTAAAAGATGTAAATAAAGAATTACCAAAATATATTAAATATTTAAAGGAAAAGTATAATATTGACGAGCGAAGGGCCATTATCAATGGAATGCAAGATGAGAAAAAAAAGGCCGCTGCTACAATTTTATTACTTTAATACCAGGAGGGAAAAAAAATTATGAAAAAGATGAGAAATATTACTATAAATTTACCTTATCAATACGATGATAAGATAATGGAGCTAAAAGAGAAAGGTATTATTCCTTCCCGCTCTGAGGCTGTAAGGACTGCAATAAGAGAGTATTTACCTAAAGATTTGCTCTTTATGGAGGATTTATGATGAGAATAGTGACTGTTAATGTGCCTGAGGCATATATAGAGGCAATCAATAAACTAATCGGGAATAAGGGGATATATCCTTCACGATCCGAATTAATTCGATGTGCTGTTAGGGAATTCCTAATTAAAGAACTAAAAATGGCAAAGAATCTGGAAAAATATGAACAACCAGAGGCAGATGATTTCGACGAGAAAAAATTCGTAAGAATCCCTGTGAATAATCCAGAAAGTGACAAAAAGGAATTTAAAACCTACAAAATTATTAAGAGGTTAGAATTCTAATGATTTGTCCTAACTGTCATACAAATATGGTAAAGGAAGGGGAATTATTCTGGTGTCCTTTCTGTAGTTATGATACAGAGAGAAAGTTACCTGAAAAAACAGATCGGAAAATATCTGCGAGGTAAACAAAAATGGTTGAGATGAGCAAAGATATGAAGGAATTCTTAGATATGGAAAAATTAAAACAAATTAAAAATATATCTTTTATTTTATGTATTATAGGATGTTTAATAATGCTATATATTACTTGGAATACAAATTTACCTAATAATATATATTTTTGTAGAAATCCAGATATTTATATGAATACAATGTTATATTTTAGTGTTATATTTTTAATAGGATTAATTCAATGTATAATTTTATTAATTCTTTATAATTGTTAAAATTTTTATTTTAAACTTTAAAATAATTCATTTTAAAGAAAATAATAAATGAAAAGTAGTGATTGAATGAGAAAAAAAAGACAATTAGAAATTTATAAGAGAAATCTTTTAATATTGCTTGACGGGTTAATTGAGTCTTGTAAATCCCCTCTTTTAGACGAACAAGTGAAAGCATTTAATACCGTTAAGAATCTAATTGAAAAGGATGTAATTGCAGATAAAGATTATTAGAGATGATTAACTCCTGGACTTATTGTAAAAAGTGTACGGAGGTTCAAGATGAAAAAAGGTAATCATAAATGTTCAGAATGTATGCACATAATTAGTAATTATTGTAGAGCTTATCAAGCAAATTTAATTTTTCTTAACACTGAATATTGCAAACGATTTAAATTACGTGAAATGAAAGTTTTACACCCTGAATAATCTTTTTTTTATTTTGTTTTTTATTTTAATTATAGCTGCTAAAAAAGATTTTATAAAAGAAAAAGAAAAAAATAAGCCCCGGGGCAATTAATTTTCGTTATATGATATAACAAAATTTTGGCCAGGATGTAATTCCAATTTTTCAAATTTTATCCTGTATCCTGTTAAAATTTTTTTTAATTCAGGATGGAAATTTTTAATAATTATTATTTCTATAGTTTTTGACATTTAAATCACCATACATAATTGTTTTCGTCTTAAAAAAAGGTCATTAGTTTGTAATTCACTAATAACCATGGCCATATTTGGATCTTTCTTAATTATTGGTTTTGGTCCTGAAGGGGGCCTTAGCCTTTTAATTTCTATAGGTTCGATAAATGTTTCCTGAATCATTGAAACATTCTCATACACTTTTAATAGGGTTTTAAAAGCAGCTTCGGGCAAGTCAAGCTTACCACTAATAACATCCTTAATCATTTTTTCCAATTTGGCTTTTTTCAATTCACACATTTTTATTTACCTCTTAATTATCTGTTTTATATATTTAGGATACTCTAAGAAAATCTCATATAAGCAAACTGGGCAAACCTTTTCGATTTTAATGTCATTGGTCAAGATAACATCGAATCGAGTTGGATCCACAGGGGAAGTTCCTTCACAATATACACAGTCTTGATTATCTGGATAATAAGGAAGGATAATTTCAGTACTTTCGATTTTCGGTACTTCAATTCTTTCATAGGTCATTTATAAAAAACCCCATGCTTTTGTTATTCTATAATAAGGAGTATTAGGATAAACGCAATTCCCAGATTTACTGACTTTACCAACAATACTAATAGGTCCATGACCTTTCTTAAAACCCCAAAAGGCCTTAGTATAAACTCTATAGATTTTCCCTATTAAAAAAAGTCGGGATAATTTGAAATTATAATGTTTTCGGTTCTTAATCTTTAGACTAAGTTTCTTAACAATCTTAGTAATCTTTTCTGTTTGTT